AATGCCAAATTCTATACCTGCTAATCATATTGTCAATTCAAAATCTTATCCAACAAATAATATTAGCCAGAATATAAATATCAATGTTAATGGAGCCAGAGACCCAAAAATAACAGCACAGGAAATAAATGATGCTCTTTCTGAACAAATAGCCTTAGGAGTGATGAGTTAATGCCATATTGTGCCATAATGATACCACAGGAGACCTCAACTGCCAGCAAAGAAGATAAAGCAGGCGGAATTTTGAGCTTGGCAAATAAACTCATATCAGGAGTTACAACTGGTGGATTGAGTTTTTCCAATGTTACAACTGTTATGAAAAATACAGCCAAATTGATAGCTGAAAATTCAGATGAAATTGCAAATAAATTCTCTGGCATTGCCTTGACTCAACTATTGACTCAGGGAAAAATAAGCAATGAAACAGCATTTGGATACTTGACACAAGGATTTCCACAAGCCCTTAACCAAACTGCTATTGCTATGGGATTCCAGTCTGTGGAACAGCTAAAAACAGCCCTAAAATCTGAAAATGGTGTCAATGTTCAGCAGTTTATAAAATCTTTTCAGAATTTTGGTAGTGCTTTGTCAGATTTTTTCACAGGACAGAAGACAAGAGAAAACACCGAAGGATATGAGGTGATTGAAGTTGATGCCACTTTGTCTGATAGAAGGAATTATTCAGCAGAAACGCCTGACCGCCGTGTTCAAAGTGGACAGACATATCAGGAATACATTCACAATTTGCCTGATATGCTAAATTTGGAATGCTATTTGCAAGATGGCAGGAATTATTCAGGTGATGAATTTGAAGACATTTTGCTAAATTTGAGAGAAAGAAAAATAGCAGTCAATGTTGTGCTTGGAGACAATATCAAAGAAAATGTTGTTTTGACAAATTTTACTCCTGCCAGAGGTGCAAGTGCAGGCTATGCTTATTCTCTTGAATTTAAGAAAATAGCAGTTGGCAAAGTTCAACTTGTTCCATTGAATATAAGCATAGCATCTTCAACTGTTAAGAAAGTTGCCAATAAGTTAATTCCAGAAAGCACAAAAACAATAGAAGAAGAATCCAATGGCTATAAGAAAGCTCTTGATGAGACAAAAGAAATTGGCAAGAGCTGGATTAAAGGTGTAGTTGAAGGATTTAAGATGGGATGGGGAGGATAGAATGTATATTGAATGTCCAGACTTATCAAATAACAAATTCATTTCAATATATACAAATTTTGGTGATGAAACATATCGTATAACATTCAAATGGAATGAATATTGCAATTGCTGTTTTATGAGCATTTTCGACAGCAATGGAGAAGAAGTTAATACTGGCAATGCATTGACTGCTGGTGTAATAATTTTGACAGACAAACGAAAAATACCAACTTTGTATTTTCTTCACAAAGACAATCTGTCTGGTGAGCCAACCCCTGAGACGATAAAGGATTATATTTTATATTATGAAAATACTGCCAGAGAATAAAACCAAAGTTCAAGACTTGAATTTCAGACTGCGATTGGATATCCAATTTGACAGAGAAGCAAAGCTGGCAATTCCAAATATAGCAGATTTTTATCAATCAACCAATGGAATTCGTTATGAAGACAAGATTGATGATAAAGAAAGTGGCATTGATATTGATTTTGAAATACAGCAGACGAATGGCAAAGAGCCAAGCACAGCAAATTTGACACTTTGGAATATAACCAATGATTCATTCAATCAGATTGCAAACTATGCTAATGCTTTTGAATTGTATTGTGCTGAGGGTAATGATGATTGGGGGCTTATTTTTAGAGGCACACCATATTTTTCGTCACAGAAAAAAGCCATTGGTGGTAACAATAAGTCAAGAGGATTTTTGAAAAAAGAGGATGCAGTTGGTGGTGAAAATGATATTGCCACAGAAATAACTTTAATTGACAGTTTGCACTCGTTTGATTCTGCAGTTATAAGCAAATCATATCAAGGAACTGTGTCATCTCAGCAAATAATTCATGACTGTGCTGCTGCTATGGGCATTTTTATGGGTGACGAAGTGGATAATTATCCAGAAATGAATAACTATGTAGCTCGTGGCAAAGTTCGCACTATACTGCGAGAAATTTGCGGAAAAATAGGATGCAAATATATCATTGACAATGGAGTTCTACATTTATTCAACGGAAACAAACAAAAAATTTACGGCTTTTTATTCAATGGTGAAAATTCCACCAAGCCTCAAGCAGAGCAAAATAATAATCAGATTGGATATCATTTTGAAACCAAGCTTCTGCCAAGCATAAGAGTTGGGCATTATTGCAAGTGTGAATTTGATGTTTTGTCTGGTGTAAAAGAAATTTATAAATGCGTCAAAAGAGGCAACAACTATGGAACAATTGGTTTGACGGAGGTTTGGGTGAAATGACAGTTCAAGAAAATTTGCTTTTACTATCGGAAAAAATTAAAAATGAAATAAACTGCCAGCTTCCTGCCAAGGTTATGCAAGTCAACGAAGATGGCACAGTTAATGTTTTGGCAATACGCAATGATGAAATTGAAGATTGTGTTATAACTGTTCCTGTCATATATCCGGAAACAGCCCGTGCTTATATCATGTTGAAAATCAAAAAAGGCGACAGAGGTGTCATTAAATTTTGTGATAAGTCAATTGAAGAATACCGTTTTGGCAATGAAAATTATAATGGTGACGAACGCTGCCACTCTATAAGTGATGGCATTTTTCAGCTTGGTTTTCTGCCAAGCAATGAAAAATTTGTTTTTCCTGATGGAGAAATTGTCATTGGACTTAAAAACAGCCAATTTATTTTATCTGTAAATGAAACAGGAGACTTTACTATTAAAGCAAAAAGCATTATAATAAATTCAGCAAGCACTTCAATAAATGGTGATGTGAATGTGAATGGTACTGTGACTGTTTCGGAAGATGTAATTGGTGGTGGAATAAGCCTTAAAAATCACACCCATGATTACAATCCAGGTCCAGGCAGTCCAACTCCAACTCAGCCACCAAAATAGAGGAAGATGAATGAAAGATATTGCTTTGAAAGATGGACATTTGGTTCTTGAGAATGGTGATTTGAAACTTGTAGATGGCATTGAAAGAGTTGCCCAGCAGGTTGTTGTAGGTTTAAAAATTCTCAAGGGAGATTGGTTCTTGGATTATCGTGCTGGTATTGATTACATCAATGGTCTTAAAGCATATCCGAAAATATTGAAATCTGAAATTAAAAAAGCCATGAAAGAAGTGGTGGATGTTCAGGAAGTCAGAGATTATTCGTTCCATAAAGTTGGTGATGAATATCATGTTGGTGCAAATGTGATTGCTGGCAATTCTGTGTTTAGAGTTGATGAGGTGTATAGATTATGAAAATTAACGAAAAAGGTTTTGTTTTAAGCACACTTGATGAAAATCTCACCACTTGGACAACTGCACTTCGCGCTGTATTTGGCAATGATTTTAATATCAAAAAAGAAGGAGTTGTTGACAATGTTGCAACTGCATCTTCTTTATCAAAAATGGATATTGAAAATCAGATTGCATTTTTGATAAAGCAATTGAATCCTTATACTTCAGAAGGAGAATGGCAAGACAGATTATATTCATTGATTGGTTTAACAAGAAGACAGGCAACATATACAGTTGTTTCAAGAACTTGTAGTGGAACACCAAATACAGTCATTGCTGCTGGTGCATTGACAATTGAAAATTCCTCTACAAAAGACCAATTCAAAAATAATGACCCAATAAATTTTGACAGCACAGGGAAAGCCTTTGGCTCTTTTACAGCTGAAGAAAGTGGAGCCATTGATTTGCCAACTGATGCTTCAATCCATATCATTACACCATTGGCAAATTTATCTGGTGTTTATTATGAGCAAGGCAATACAATTCGAATTGGGCAGGAATACGAAACTGATGAGGAATTCCGAAAACGTTGGATGTTAAATTCTTCAACAGCAGCAGCAAATACAGATGATGGGCTTGAAAAGGCTTTGCTTGAGCTTGTCAATACAGATTCAGATTTGCAAATATTTGATAATAGAACTGGTGAAACAGTTGATGGAATTCCAGCCCACTCTTTAAGAATTGTCATCAATACAGCATATGATGATGAAACAGTTGCTCAAACTATTTTCAAACATCTTGTTGATGGCAATATGTTCGGGCTTCAAGGAGCAATTTCCGTTAAAGTCACTGACAGCGAGGGAGAATCTGAAACAATAAAATTTGACCGTGCTGAAGTCCAAGACATATACATTCAGATTAGAGTTGCTGTCCAAAATGGAATTTCGATGGCAACTATTCAAACAGAAATTAAAGATAACATCATTGCATATATCACAGAGCACAGATTCGACATAGGCTCAATAATCTATGCGAATATGTTTGCTGCTTCTGTTTATGAAGTAAATGGTGTTGCAGGAATATCTCAATTAAAAATATCAAAGAACAATTTGAATTGGGTTGACCAAATTCAATTGACAAAAACTCAAGTTCCAAATTTTGATAGCACAAGGATACAGGTCTATGAAGAAACTTGATTATTTTGCTTTGAACCAAGCATATTCTCTAAGTCAATTCAGAAACAATCCTGAATATATGGCTCTGATAAAAGCTGATGCTGATTTAAAAGAAAATTTGCAAGCAAACGTCCAATATTTGCTTGATACAATAAATATTGACAAAGCAGCTGGTGTGTTCTTAGATTATTGGGGCTGGCTGGTTGGTATATCAAGAAGATATTTCGACATTTCAGTATACTTCAGCTATAACAGAGCAGATGTAAACACTGAAAAATATATATGGTTCAGCGAGCCTGAAACTGATTTTGTGGCACCATCTGGAAGTCTTGAAGACAGAGATTTCAGAGCAAGAATCAAAGCCAAAGCAGGTGCCAATACCAGCAAATGCACTCGTGAAGACAATATTGCTATCATCAAGAACAGGACTTTTGCCAAAAAAGTTAAAATCAAAAATGTTGACATCATGTTATTAGATGTGACATTGGTTGGTGATAATTTGTTTTTCACCCAAAACACAAAATCAGATATTGAGAGTGTTTTGGGCATTGGTGTTGGAATAAGAAATTTAATAGTGGAGAAAGAAAATGGCAGTACAGAAACCATCTAAACCAGATGTAACATTACCAAATAATTTTGGTGGGACTAAAACACCATATACAGATTCTCAAATTAGCAATGGCTATCAGGAAGCTGTTCCACAAGTTGTAGATGGCGGAAATATAAATTATGAAAAAGATGCTGTTTTCAAATATCTGAAATATTTGAAAACAGTCATTGATGCTTTGGTTGATATGCCTATTGGAAAGTCAATCGTTATTGACGCAAATAACAGATTTGAATATATATCTCCGGAAAATAGTGCAAATAAGACAGGCACAATTAACGCAAGCTCAACAGCGACGCAGTATCCAAATGCTAAAGCTGTATATGATGCGATAAAAGGTTTTAA